AACGGCCCTACCAATAAGATGGATCACAAACGTGCTATCTGGATGGCAATGATGAGTGCTAATGCCTTGGAAGGTGTAAGGTTCTATGTATCATTTGCATGTAGTTGGGCCTTTGCTGAGTTAAAGAAAATGGAAGGCAACGCTAAGATCATTAAATTCATTGCCCGAGACGAGAACACACACTTAGCAGCATCTAGTACCATATTAAAACTTCTGGTAAAAGAAGATAAAGACTTTGCTAAGATTGCAAAGGAAATGGAAGACGCCTCTATTAGACTATATGTTGATGTAATAGAACAAGAGAAAGCCTGGGCGCAATACTTATTTAAAGATGGATCCATGATCGGTCTCAACGCGAGATTACTATCTGACTATATAGAATGGATCGGATGTAAAAGAATGAGAGCAATAGGCCTACATTGTCCGTATACCGTAACACAGATGAACCCATTACCGTGGACAGAGAAATGGATTGGTGGTGGTAATGTACAGGTTGCTCCACAGGAAACAGAGATCACTTCTTATGTAACTGGTGGTGTAAAACAAGATGTAACAACCGAAACAATGGCAGGATTAAGTTTATGATTATAGAAATTTACAGCAAAGATAATTGTTCTTTTTGTGAACTGGCCGTAAGAAAGGCTCAGAGATTGACCTTAGATAATGCATCAAATTCATATCAGGTCTTTAAACTTAATAAAGACTTTGGTAGAGAAGAGTTAATAGAGAAATTCCCAACAGCAAGAACATTCCCTCAAATTAAAATAGACGGCCAGCCAATTGGTGGATGGGTAGAGTTTAAAGAAATATAAGGATAACATATGCTGCAAGAAATTGATTGCCAATTTTGTTATAAATTATCTTCTATAAATATAGAAGACGAATGGGATACAGACGACAGATTCTGTCCTAACTGTGGTACGCAAGTAGAGGTAGATGCTATCCCACGATATAACAATGAGGCTCTAACACTAAATTATGACCAAGAAGAATACGAGGAGTAACCCACCATGGCTCTACGAAGGTGTAGAATGGCAACCGCCCGAAGAATTCAGTCACGAAGACGTGTACGGTTTTGTTTACCTAATAACGAACCTGACCACACAAAGGAAATACGTTGGAAAGAAATTCTTTTGGAGTCAGAAGACCCTACCCATAACAAAGACTCGGAAAAGGCGCAAGAAGCTTAAAGTAGAATCAGACTGGAGAAGCTATTGGGGTTCTAATAAGCACCTTATGGCAGAGATAGAGGAAAGTGGCACATCTGGCTTCCATAGAGAGATACTTCACTTATGTAAGACCAAAGGTGATTGTGCATATATGGAAGCTAAAGAACAGTTCGATAGGGACGTGTTACTCACAGAAGACTACTATAATGGTATCATTCAGATACGACTTGGTGGTAATGCTGTAAAAAACTTAAAATAAAGGTTTACTTTTATGTTAAAGTGTAGTATAATATATCTATTATGAACAATATAATACCATTTCCAACCGAAAGGCGACAAGATCAGATAGAGTCCGAAAGGAACTGGGCCTACGAAAACTTCACAGAAGAATGCGTAGACACCTCTCAATTTGTTCTTATGATGCTCGAAGATTACTTTGCGTCAGAAGATTCTGCTTTAGATGAAATGGATTTTAGGGATCCAGAGAATGAAGAATCACGTGATATGTATGTGATTGTAAATCTTATATCCTCAATGTTTATGAGATACGGTGGTATCAAGCACTTCCTACAAGAAGACTTAGATACTCTTTATAATAAAATAGAAGCGAATAAAAATGATATTACTTGATTATAGTCAGATCGCACTTTCAAACATCATAGTGCAAAAATTAAATGATGAAAATATGATACGTCATATGGTACTCAACAGTATTCGTATGTACAATAAAAGGTATCGAAAAGAATATGGTCAGATGGTTATCTGTGCAGATGGTATGAATACTTGGAGACGTCAGTACTTTCCCGAATATAAGGGAATGCGTAGAAAAGGTAAAGAAGAATCCACTATGGATTGGAACGAGATATTCCGTATCGTAAATTTAATCCGTGAAGAGATACAAGAAAATCTACCATACAAAGTATTGCATATGGAAGGTTGTGAAGCGGATGATATTATCGGTGCACTAGCTATACGTACCCAAGAATTCGGACAAGGTGAACCAGTGATGGTAGTATCTTCCGATAAAGATTTTATTCAATTACAAAAATATAATAACGTAAAACAATGGTCACCTATCCAAAAGAAAGCAGTCACAGATAAGAACCCAAGAAACTATTTGTTCAATCACATCATGAGAGGTGATGCTGGAGATGGAATTCCAAATGTACTATCTAGGGATGATACATTTATGGTAGAAGGGTTAAAGCAAACACCACTAAGACAGACTAGAATTGATGAGTGGTTAGAGAAGAGTGATGACCTTAAAGCTGCTATGCCCGAGGATTTGTATCGTAACTATCAAAGGAATAAGACCTTAATTGACTTAAATGAAATTCCACAACACATACAAGAATCCATTATAAATAAATATGACGATCAAAAACTACCCATGAAAATGAAAGTATTAAATTATTTGATTAAAAAGAGATGTACTAACCTGATTGAATGCGTGGAGGAATTTTATAATGCGTAATTATCTAATATCGGATGTCCTAGATGGACAAGCCAAACTAACAACCAAGGTGGATAAGATTGCTTATCTACGAAAAATGAATTCTGCACCACTTAGAGATATTCTAAGAATCAACTTTGATGATGATATTATCTCTATGTTGCCGCCCGGTGCCCCTCCGTACAAGAAAGATGATATGCCCGACGGCATGAATTATGCTACTCTTCAAAACCAATATAGAAAATTTAAATATTTCTTTAAAGGCCAATACACAGATATGAATCCTATTAAACGTGAAAGTATGTTTTTAGAGATTCTGGAATCTATTCACCCATCGGATGCTCAAGTATTCATTGATGCTAAAGATAAAAACCTTAAGTATAAGGGGTTAACTAAGAAACTGGTTATGGATACATTCCCTAACCTAATTCGACAATAATTTAACTAACGAGGAGGGCCGCCTATAGACAAACCTTTATGATAGCTTATCAATTAACCCATGGAGAAAGACTATGCATGTACAAATTGAACGTCTCAAGAAAGACCAGAAAGAGGCAATATACTATCAAAAGAAACTGAAACGCAAAGGAAAAGAAATTCTAGCATATAAGATGCAAAAGAAAATAGAATTCCTGAATAGACATATCGAAGATATGAATATGGCGACAGTTAAAGGAGGTTAAACAGGGTTTCGGCCCTGGTCTACAGGGCCCTAATTACATTATGGTAAAATATACTAAAGAAGAACTTGAAAATTCCAAAAGAATCTTTAAGTCAGCAACACCTAAACATACCCTAGATTGGTACGTTAAATGGGTTGCAAGTTGTTTTGTATTATGTGCAATGTCACTAAGAGGCATCGAAGGTCTACATATGTATGACTTAGGATTCTCTATAGTCGGTATTACATTGTGGCTATGGGTATCAATCCTATGGCAAGATCGAGCTCTCATTATTCTAAATGGTGCTGGAATGCTACTATTATTAAGAAATATATTTTCTACAATAAATGGTTGACAAATCAAACAAACTGTGATATAATATACATTATGAATATTTTTATACTAAATGAAGATCCAATCCAAGCTGCTCAAGACCAGTGTGACAAACACGTAGTTAAGATGATTGTAGAATCAGCTCAAATGTTATCTACTGTTCATCGGATGCTTGATGGTACTATTACCATGCGTCCATCCAAATCAGGCAAAAGAACCCTAAAGTATTACGAACTACAAGACGATAGAGAGGATATTCTATATAAGGCTGTTCATCACAATCATCCTTGTACGGTATGGTCTAGGGAAGCATGTATGAATTACGATTGGCACTACGAACACTTTGTGGCCCTTTGTGACGAATATACATATAGGTATGGAAAGATACACGCATCCGATACAAAGCTCAGAGAATTACTCAAAACTAAACCTAAGATGATACCACATAAAAATAGAATGACCAAATTTAAACTAGCTATGGGTTCTAATCCAGAGTGCGTAGTTGTTGGTTTAGGTGGCACTAATGTAGTAGAATCATACAGAAACTTTTATCACACTAAACAGGAACGATTTAAAATGGATTGGACTAAACGCAACACACCGGAGTGGTTTACACATGCCTCTATATGATTTTAAAGATTTAACATCGGGTGAAATATACACCAAGATGATGTCCATTGCTGACATGGAAGAACACGTTAAGGATAAGAATATCCAACAAGTGATGTCTGCACCTAACCTAATTAGTGGAGCGAAGAGTACTCTACAAACTGCTGGAGATGGTTGGAAAGAAGTACAGGACAAAATTAAAAAAGGATTACCACCACGACTAAGGGATAACATTAAAACTAAATGAAAGCACAACAACGACCATCTCGACTACGAACTGAGCACCTTGTATCTTTGAGTCCACTTACTAAATCCCAGGAGGCAGTATTTGCATCATGGAAAGAAGGATTTAATTTAGTGTTATCTGGATCAGCCGGAACAGGTAAAACTTTCATATCAACATATCTGTCTTTATTGGACATTATGAATAAAGATATACCACAGGAAAAACTAGTAATAGTAAGATCTGCCGTACCCACAAGGGATATGGGATTCTTACCCGGCACGTTAGAAGAGAAAGAGGATGCTTATAAAGCTCCTTACTATTCTATTCTAAGTCAACTCTTTGGAGATACCGATGCTTGGAAAAAGATTGAAGCTGC